CCACGTCAGGCATTCTCCCAAAACAGATGGTAGCGGCACTTTTCAAGATGCAACTGATCTTGTGTTCGCTTTGAGTGGAGCATCTACAGAAAAAAATGTACCATTACTTGAAGGGGAGTACATTTTAAAAACACAAGACGATGGCGATAGGTTTAGCACAGGAGAAACATCACTTGTAATAGATTTACCAGAGGCAGTGCCAAAATTATTAGTGCAGTCAAGAAGGGAAGATTTAGATAGTCCAGCATTTCAAGGTGCAAAAACCAATATTGGATTTGATTCTGGTAATGGGTCAATCAGTTTGGCTGGTATAGGAAATTTTGATGATATAACAGATTTTGATGCAGAAAGTTCACTTGATGATATTGGAGGTGTTTCTGCTACTGGAACATATTTATTCAATGAGGCTTTGGATTTAGGTGCTGTATTTAGTATTGATCTCAGAAAA